TAAAGTAACATTTGCTCAAGATGCGGATTGTAATTCTACTGAAGATCAGTTCTTAACAATCAAAACCGATAATGGTGGAGGTGGGGATTTCTACGTCATTGAAACAGAAAGATGGGCTTTTGATTCTATTGATGAGTTAGTTGAGTTAATTAGTAAGTTCAAAGAGAAACACGAAAAAATCAAAGAAGAAAATCTATGAGAAAATTAATTTTAATTATGTTACTGGGTTTGACTGCCTGCACATATAAGGATTATAAATATGAAATCCATGGTAAAGTCTATGTCCCAACGTCAGGTCCAAACCCAATGCACGACGCAATATGGTTTACCGACACAATTAGTTTTGATGGAGACACAATCTATTACTTCAATAGTGATGGGTCTGAAGTTAGAATTAAACCACCATATATTTTAATTGATAAATCCGTAAAAAATAAATAATATGAAAAAATTGTTATTAGCGATCGGGATGATTGTAATGTTTGGGTCTTGTACGGAGAATAACCGAGTAAAAAATTGGGGTGGTGAAGGAACGATTAATTTACCCAAAGGTCAAAAATTGGTTACAGTTACTTGGAAAGAAACTCAGATTTGGTATTTGACAAGAGCAATGGATTCAAATGACGTTGCCCAAACATACTCATTCAATGAGGAATCATCATGGGGTGTGTTTGAAGGAACGTATAATATTATAGAAACTAAGTAATATGGTTAGGGTTGTTGATAATACAAAAATTAACGACATTGCGAACTCTCTAAAAGTAAGTACTAGTGGAATGAACTATATTGGTGATATTTCGGATCTTGGTAATGAAATTGGTGTCGTTGTGGGGTTAGCATTTAAAGATATGACTGATGAGGATATAACCGACTTTATTCAAGGTTTTAGACATGGAGTGAGTTTAACAAATGGTACACATTAAATAACAAATGAAAGAGAAAGATTTAGAAATAATATTGGTTGGTTTACTTGGAACTGTCGCAATAGTTTTGTATATTTTGAATTACGTAATACAATAAAAGATAAATGAAGTAGATGTTTAAAGTAGAAAGGTTAGGAACATGGGGAGTCATCATACTAACAATGATTTATTTGATAGTTATAAACACATTTTTTGAATATGTTATAAACAGAGAAGTAAATTCAGTAATCCAGATCGTGGCGGTATTAGTAGCTTTAGCTTACACGGTTTTCACATTAAAGCTAATAGTTAGTTTAGTTTATAATTTTATAAAAAAAGAAGAAGAAAATGATTAGTACATTAATTTTTATTACAGGTTTAATTGCGGCAATCCTCATCGCATTAAAAACACGAGGAACTATGTATAAAGTTGAACCAGACCGATGGGGAGACAACAGAGAAAAATTCCAAACAGGATGGTTAATTAAACCTATTGGTATTTTTGTTTTAGGTTTAGTTTTATCGATGGTCCAACCATTCGCTCTTGAAAAAGTGGATAGTGGATACAAAGGGTTAAAAGTTAGTTTAGTTGGGTCACAACGTGGAGTAACAAACTACCAGTACAAAACAGGATGGGTGGTTTATAATACTTGGACAGAACAAATGTTAGAGTTCCCAACGTTCCAACAACACATTGAGTATGATGACCAACAAGTAATTACAAAAGGTGGATTCCCGGCAACAATTAAACCAACATTTAACTACTCTTTGAAAGAGGCAAATATTGGAGATATGTTCGTGAATTTACGATTGGATGTAAAACAAGTTGAACAAGGATGGTTGAAAAACGCGATCATCGGAGCCGTGAATGACGTGGCTAACACTTGGGAAGTTGATAGTATCTTTGGACACAGACAAGCATTTGAAGCATCAATCGTTGCTGAGTGTAATGTGAGGTTATCTAAATGGTTTAACGTATCACAATTACGTACCAACATCACACCACCTGAAGCGTTACAGGAATCTATTATTGCTAAAACAAAGGCGATCCAACAAGCTGAGGCTTCTGAACAACAAGCGTTAACTGCAATTGCTGAAGGTAAACGTAAAGTTGCGGTGGCTCGAGCTGACTCTGCGGAAATGATCATTAATGCTTATGCTGCGGCACAAGCAATCAAGATTAAACAAAATCAGATTACTCCAATGTATATTGAGTATTTGAAAGCACAGGCTTGGGATGGGAAATTACCAACAACAATGGCAGGTAGTAGTGGGATGTTTTTAAACTTAAATAAAAACTAATTAATATGCAGACATTAGTTTTTAATACAAGAACAAAAACGGTTCAATTGTTGGATGGTCGTAGAGAAGGATCAAATACTATTGAATATTTTGAAAATGTACCAACAGTGAAAATTGAACAAGGGTATTATGAAGTCATGAAAAAAATGGATGAGGAATCTACCACAGTTATTCCTGTCTTAAGAGTACCAATTTCAAACACAAACATGGTTATTATTAAATAATTAAAATTATTTTAGTAGAAACCCCAATCTTAGGTTGGGGTTTTTTATTTTAAAATTTGTATTTATATAAAAAACAACTATATGAGAAACTACGTTGACTTATCGTCTTATTATCCCACTGAGATTAATTTCGGTAAATACAATTTAATACAAACCACCGGTAAAATGGTGTCGGCTCAGAATATAATAAACTTCTATGGGAAGGGTAATTTTGTTAATGAGTTTACAACACAGTACACTCTTAGAAGAAATCAAAATGAATATGTGATGGATAGTGGACCATTTGAAATGGTAACAAATAAAAATTTTTTAGATAACGTTAATGGTGATGTATTAATAGTTGGTTTAGGTATTGGTTTAATAGTGTATCCTTTATTAAATGATATTAATATTAATTCTATAACCATTCTTGAGATTGATCAGGATATTATAGATTACATTGGTGGTATATTAAAAGAAAACGATTCTTTAAATAAGGTTACAATTGTTAAAGGTGATGTTTTCCAATACCACACTTTAATACCAACACAAAAATTTGATTATATATATTTTGATTTCTGGGATGCTTTAACTAATGATGCTTACGATGAAATGACAACATTAAAACAATTATATGGTAACAATTTAAAAAACTCTAGTAGTACCATACATTGTTGGTGTGAAGATATAAAGGACTTACTTATTTTAGAAATTTAACACTAACCCCAATCTTTTTAGGTTGGGGTTTTTTATTTAGAAAAAAAATACTATATTTGTAATATGTTTAAATTCTATGAAGTCGGGGGTAAAATTAGGGATGAGATTTTAGGTCTTCAATCCAAGGATGTGGACTATGTTGCGGTCCCAAGCGAATCCTTATTGGAAAAGTATAAAAGTGCTCACGAAATGTTTGTGGTATTGGAGACATTTCTTTTAAATGAAAAGTTTGAGATATTCCTATCAACACCTGATTGTTTTACCATCAGAGCAAAGTTCCCGAAGGATCACAAGTATCAGGGAGTTGCAGACTTCGTAATGGCTCGTAAAGAGATTGGGTACGTGGAAGGAACAAGAACTCCGATCGTTATACCAGGAACCCTTAAAGACGATTTAGAACGTAGAGACTTTACCGTCAATGCAATGGCTAAAGGGGATGATGGTAAGATCATTGATTTATTTGATGGAATGAATGATTTAAAACGAATGGTTCTTATAACTCCACTACCACCTGAGCAAACATTTAATGATGATCCACTTCGTGTTTTAAGGGCGGTAAGATTTGCAATCACAAAAGGGTTCAGTTTAAAATTTTTAGATTACTACATCAACAACTATGATTATGAAAATAAGATGAGTGTAGTATCAACAGATAGGATCCGTGAAGAATTATATAAGTGCTTCAAACACGATACGATGGGTACGTTAGATATGTTGAATGACTACCCAACTTTAAAGAGATATATATTTGAGAATAAATTAATGTGGTTAAAACCTACTAACGAACAATAAAAATTATTATATTTGTGATATGAGTAAGATAGATTGGATTTTAGAACAACACAAAAGTACGAATCATCAATATGATACGTATCTTCCATATGAGTTCCATTTAAGAATGGTTTCAAACAACGCACAGGAATTTATTGAATCTGTACCAGATAGAAATGATGGGGAAACTTCATTTAGAGGATCAGTGCTTATGGCGGCTTGGGGTCACGATTTGATTGAGGACACTCGTGTATCATACAATGATGTGAAGAATCATTTGGGTCAAGAAGCCGCTGATATCATCTACGCTCTTACTAATGAAAAAGGTAAGAACCGTAAGGAACGAGCAAACGACAAATATTACGAAGGTATTAGAAATACACCAGGAGCTGTCTTTGTTAAGTTGTGTGATCGTATTGCTAACGTACAATACTCAAAGATGACAGGTAGTCGTATGTTTGAGATGTATAAAAAAGAGAATAATCATTTCTTAGATAGTCTAGGATTTGTAGAAGGACACGGACATCCGCTTGGAGATATGTGTCATTATTTGGAAAATTTATTTGAAGATTAAGTTATGGAAAATAGAAGTAGACATTACGGAGACGTAGAGAAATGGGTAAGAAAAGTAATTGACTCTTGTGAGACATATCAACAAACTTTTGCCGCAAGAATTTTAGTCCGCAATTTTGAAAAACAAATGGATCGTAATAAAGTTGATCGTAATTTGGTTTGGTCTGTTAGGGCTTCTTTAGATTTAGAGTTAAGTTTTAAACGAGATGAATTAATGAAAAATAAATAAAAATTATATAAAATGGAAAATAAGATTGATAAAATTGCTATTGTTATTGGGATTGTAATCGGATGTGTATTCGGGTCAATGATGTCTTACTCAATGTTGAAAGATGCTAAGAAGTGTGAGTTATTGGTTGAGGAGAACAAAATGTTAAGAGATATGTTATATGAGGAACAAAATCCTCAATACTAATATATGTTGGTATTAAAAATATTATTTATAAAAACATAATAATGATTGATAACATAGAACAAATAAAAGGATTACTTAACTTTGAAAACAAAGGTGACTTTTATATGCTTTACGTTTTTAAACGAAAGAAGGACCAACCTGAAGGGGAAAGAGATAATCACCAGTCAGTTAGAACAATTAAATCATATTGTATTGAATCCATTGAACACTTGGATCGTAGGTATGATGAGATTAAACAACTTTGTGAGATGTTTAAGGCTCGTGCTTATATCCACGTTCAAAAACAAAATCATACGGACGTGTCATTGAATATGATGGTTGATCTTGCTAAAAGAATACAAGACGGTAATCATAAACAAAAAGGTTTATTTGATTCTGTTGTGGGACAAGTTAAAACACAAGAGAAACGTTGGATTGTTGATATCGATACGACCGACTATCATGCGGTTACTGAAGTGACACAATTTATAAACTATCTCAGACCTGAAGGGTCAAAAGTTGAAATGGTAATACCAACTAAGAATGGGTATCATTTAATAACAGGTAGATTTGATGTTAAAACATTTAGTGAGAAACATCCGGACATTGACATTCAAAAGAAGAATCCAACATTATTGTATTACCCAAAAAGTTTAGATGATGAATTATAAAGAATTAAAAAG